AGTTGTTAATGGTGAATTATAATCAATAGCCAAATTACCATTTGCATCTGGCCAAATAATTGCATAGCAGTCTCCATAAATCAAAGCATTGCGATGAATTTCATTTATATCTAGCTTAAGGTCAGTCTGTTCCCAAATTTGATCAATATATATCTGAGCGTCCTCAGATGTTGTCAAAACTTGGCTAATCTCAAGTCTATTTAATACGGAATCAACAACAGTCTTGCTGTAATTGAATCTAAAGTCTAAAGCTGGACTTTTAAACAGTCTGTACCATCTCTGGTCTAGAAAAACTTCAGGTTGTGCACCCTCGTAATACGATTCTGCGTACTTGTAGGCATCTCGTCTTGTCATAATATGGTCTAGCGCTAGTTTAATATCTGACATTTTATCTCCTTAAATAATTGTATTGCTTAGCGACTACTTTTGGGTTTTGGTTATCAAGAAAGTATAGTACTCCTGACACCACCGCATCAAGAACGTCATCATGTGGAGTCTTTGGAAACGACCACATTTGTTCTTCTAATGCTGGGAAATGGGAAGTATGTCTAACCTTTCCCTGCTGGTAATAATTGAGTGCCTTACCTGCACGTACCTGTTTTGATACAGTCTGTTTAATTGATCTATATCTAACAGGAATATTCTTAAATACATCCTTCCAGAGATCTCCACCCTGGTTGGTTTCTACATAAATTACGCCAGGTTCGTATATTTCAACCAAACTGGCTATACGATCAGACAATTCTTGTGGAGATACCTTTAATTGGATAGCTTCACGAACAAATATCTCACCATTCTCACCTCTAGACAATACAGCAACTCCTGTATAGTCAGAAATCTTATTTTTTGTTACTGCTGGGTCAATAGAAATAATTGTATTTCCATATTCATCTAATTCTTGAATAATTACATCTTCAAATGTCCAGAAATTACCATCAAGGTTAACTGGCTTATTCATGTAGTTCTTAGCAAAGTCACGTAGGTGTCTTTGGCTTTGGAGCCACTCTATGGGCCATTTTTCAGGCCACACAGAGCGCTCTGAGCCATCATTGGCGGTCATGATGGCTGGATAGTAGTGGACACTCACATTCTGCTCTGTAATCCACTCTAACTCTTTTCCTCGTTGTCCTTCTGAATATTTTCTAAATTGATCCATGATGGAATTGGGCATCGTAGTAGTTCCAACAATAATCATACGGGCATAAATATTCATAGGAGCAATATCATCAAATACTGTATTTAGCTGTTGTCCCGCTTGATATTCCGAATAATTCTTTTCTCCCTTTTCAATATCATCCAAAATAATGAGGTCAGGGCGTTGACCAAAGACTTTTTTACCCAGTGAGTTAGTATCAATACCATTAGCGTCGAATATAAAATCGTTTGCCTGAATAATACGCCAAGCGTTTGATGCAAGGGAACGCCCAGTGCTAGAGACAACTTTAGGTGTGCATAATTCTGGGTAATCTTCTTTGAGATAGTCATTTGTTTCCAATTCATTTTTAAATGTAAGTAAGTGCGTCTCAGCCTGAGAAGCAGCATCTGAAAATGCAGCAATAAATTTAACATGACCATGGGCGGCGGCCCATAAAGGTAGAATCAAAAAGATCCATGTGGACTTGCCACATTCTCTAGGTGCAATAAATGCATCTCTATTTTGCTTAGGAGTAGCTGGCTTATTGATCCAATTCTTTCCATATTCGCAAAGATCCCAGTGAAATTCAGAAAGTGTTAGCTCATCCTGTGCATTTTTTAGATGATGAGGTAGATATAGCAAAGCAAAGAGCATAGGATCATATTTAGTTAGTTCCCGTCGTCCTTCAGGAATTGTCAGAAGTTTTGGATTTATGTCTGACAAATATTCCTCAATACTCATGTATCTCCCTTTTACCTTTTATATAAATCTTACTGTAGAAATTTATTTACAGTAGCAAAAAATAAATAATTAAATTTATTCCCTATTTGCGTGGTCATGTCTGGTCAAACTATCTTTAATTAGATTAGATCTAGTTTTGGCTTCATTAAGCATATCTATGATTGCTAGATCTGAGCCATCTTTAGATCTATTCTCATTAATGTTAGTTGATTTACCTTCAATTAGATTAATTGTTTGTATAGCTTTATGCAAGGCATTTGATAGTTTAGATATATCATCTGATATTAGATCATCTTGATACAAGGCTTCTACTGATCTATCTATTACTGCCTGCGCCGCTAATATCTTCTCTTTATCTGTATAGAATATATCTAATTGTTTAGCCATAACTGCAAGGGAATTTGCAGTAGGCATATCTATATTTCTTTGAATATGCCATTTCTTGGCGGTATGATATGACTTAGGATATCCTAATGTTCTCATAGTAGGACCAATTCCCATTTCCGCCGCCATTTCTATAAATTCGGTTATTTGTTCATCTGTAAATTGTGGATATGGCATCATATCTCCTTATCTATTTGTCGACATATCTACATATTTGCCATTAATTTGACATTACGCACACACATTTGGTATGCTCTTTATATATATGTAAAAATATCTACTTTGTTTCATGTGAAACATTCTTCTTTTTATTCTTCTTATTCAAAGCTTTTAGGGCTCTATATCCTGCTGCTGGCATTTCTCTTCTTATTCCATGCTTATTGGTATCTATGATAATCTTAGGCTTTTGAGGTTCCGCCTTCATAATATTTCTCCATCGTGTAATTGATCAAGGAAGTCTTTTAGCTTATCATTGGCAACTATTCCAAAGTTAAAGTCTTGGGATTCTATATCGTCATATATCTGGATAGTCATAGATAGTATTCCTGATGGATGATAATATAGGTCTTTAGCATAAGGATATAACCTTACGCCACCGCCCTGTTGTGGGTCCATAAAATCTCTCATATCCACTAGTTAGTACATCCTTGCATTGTGTACTAATTATACCTTTTATTACATTAAGAAACCCAGATAGCTTGGGCGTGGGGATGCTTTGCTATCTGGGCTTACCTATCTTTGTGGAGGTGAATAAGCAAATGACATTATGCTTACTACAACTATAATTATACTATTATGAAATTATCAAGTCAAGAGAAGTTTGGGAAATTCCAATGCTTATTATGTTTATATTGTCTTTCAACAAATCTATCTATAGATAAATCTATCTCAATGTCTAATTGTTCTGGTGTCATAGCTAATACCTGATCCATTGTATATTCTTTCCAGAAGGATTTAACTACAGCATTCTCTCTTCCTACCAAGCCTCTGTCTTCCACCTTTTTATAATTATAAGGTTTCTCTCGCTTAGATCTAGATTCTTTATATAATTTCTCTGAATCAGGCTTTTTCTTTCTACCCGCCATGCTCTACCTTTTTCTTAGCGTAATGCTTTTTAAGGGCCTTACGTGTCTGTATGCGCCAACAAGGTTTGCAGACGTACATTAACTTATCCTTACTAGTAGAACGCTTCCCAAACTGGCTTACAGGCTTTTCTAGGCCACAATCCTGGCAGACCTTAGACTGCGGAAATTCACTTTGAGTAGATTCTTTTCTAGCCTCTCTCCAGTTCTTATAATAAGCTTTATAGCAAGGTATGCACATAGACTGTCTACCTGATGGTACATGATTTGCTACATAAAATTCAACTATTGGCTTTTCTTGAAAGCAAGCACTACATTTCTTCACGGGGTGTCCAATCATTATTTAATTTAGATTTAAGTCTATGGCAATTTGCACATAGCGTTTGTAAATTACTTGGGTCATTATTAGATGAATTTCTATCAATATGGTCTACATCTAATTGGACTGGGTCTTTAGCTACAAAACCACACATCTCACAATGATCTTTTTTAGTTCTCCGTCCAAATGTTCTACACTTAGAGCATTTTGAGCCATATTTAATGTTACCTTTAGCATCTCTGCCTTTATTCATAGTTAAATTACCACAACTACAGAGTCTACGTTCTATTGAACCACCTCTAGAATAATTACCGTTCATCGTTCTCCACCCATCCTATAGGTTTGCCCTTGTTCATTAAATCTTTCAATAGATCCTGCGACTGTTGCGAGATCTTTATTATTTCGTCTAGCGTTTCTATTGCCTTTTCCAGGCTTTCTACCGCTTCGTCCAGCGGCGACGGGCCGTGTAGGTCTTTTCTCATCTTCAAAGATTCTCCATATCTCTTCTTGGTTTAAATCAATTATATTATCTGAACCAAGGACTTCGTAAGAAGGACTTGGTCTATCTTCATTATTAATTTCATTATTAACTTCATTATTTGTTGCTCTGTCAGACAAGGGGTTCTGGTCTGTGTGAACATACCCTCTAGTCTGTGGGACTATAGGTCTATATAAATTGCTATTATCGATCCTACGCTGAACTTCCAAATAGCCTTCTGCCGCCAATTCCTTTTTGGCACGAACTACTGAGCTTGTGGATAATCCTGTAACTTGAGACAATGTCTTATTGCTTGGCCAACACATTTGCTTTTTAGTCCAGTTATAGTATGATGATATTGCTAATGCCGTTAATTTGGCATATGCTGATAGTTTTGAAGCAAATATTGCCTCATGGTAATCAATAACCTTCATTTCTACCTCCTTGATAGTATCTCTATTATACAATGGCAAATATAAAATGTCAAACTAAAAAAGGCTAAATTTATAGATTTATTTAGACAAAAGGGTATTTATTAGGGTATCTAGCTTATTATCTATATGGTCTTGACGCTCAGAAAGCTTATCTATTTTATCTTTCATTGATGAGCCTGAATTAGGTGTAAGTTCTTTTAGGTATACCTTTACTAGTCTACGTACTCTTGCTTCCGCCAAACCTAATATTGCCAATATTGTTGCAATTATTTCTAAAATGCCCATTAACTTAACCTATCAAATGCTTCTTCTATTGCATTTTCCCTTACAAAATTCCAATTTGAATAACCACTATCAATGCTATCCCCCAAAGAAGAACATATAGTTTCAAGATCTCCTACTGCCTGTGAGATATATTCTGCTCCAGTACATTTAACACTAATATTTGTTGAAGTATCTACATCTCTTCCAGCTATTCTTACTTCAACATAAGCATTTTGAATCGTACATTGTACTGCACCCCAAGCTGCTTCTTGGCCAGGATTGAAATCTGCTGGTCCTCCAGACTTTATTGCACCATCTATTAAATTTTCTACTTGATCAGATATATCAATTCTAAATGTAGGCATTAGATATTGCCTTCAATTATTGTTGCCCTATATCTATATCCCTCTACAGTTCCTATACCAGATAAAAGGGGTGCTGTTTGTATGATTTGCCATACCCCATCTTGATAAATTTGAGTTCCATTTCTGTCTACAATATTTTTTAGATATGCATTCAATTGCATTTTTGTACCTGAATCAATTACTAAATCGCCAAGCAGATTTACAGATAAAGATAATTGTACCTGTGTAGGAACAACATCATATTCTCTTTGTGTTACTGTTCCATCTGCTGATGTTACTAATCTATACCCATATAAATCTCCTGTATATGGGTATTGTTTAGCGACTATTGGTTTCATTAGTTCTGTCTCCATTTAGGAATAGAATTCCACTGAAATATCCGCCCAGTTTTATATGAACGTGATTTGTTAAATGAAAGTCCATTTGCTGCAAGTACTGCTAGTGGAGCAATATATGGAGCATTCATTTTTGTATCAAAGTTTTGAATAGAGCCACCCAAATTTACAGATGGGGTAGCAATTTGCTTATAAACAAGATCTTCATTTTCAAGCATATACGCAGCTTGATATGCAGTCATCTTATCCAAAAGCAAAAGATCTGATGGGTTTTCAATGTCTATTTCATCTTTGCCAATATAAATTTCTATAATGGCTTGGGCCCTTTTAATTAGGTCAAGGGTAACTGTATAGCCAGTATATTCTGTTACGCTATTTATTGTACTAAACATTTCTTATCACCTTTCCTAACTCACGAACACGAAGTGTATGTGTTGTTGTGTAATCCAAACGGTCTGCCGCTTTTAATTCAAGCTGAAAAACATAATCTCCACGCTTTTCAAATAGCGATCTTCCTGTTGGGAATATAAATCTAATTTGGCCAAACTGCTTGCCATTTGAATCCACGGTTGCGCCATTTAGGCTAACCTCATTATTATCTGGATCAAGTAATTTCACATTAATAGTTGTATACCCAGAAAGGTTAAATTCTGACCCGTCTTGATTTTTAACTAGAATGGAAAGAGGCCTTGCAGGTATTTGACCAATCCAATATTGACTAATCATTTTATAATATCCTCTCTTAAGTATAGTATTGGATCTTCATGTAGAACATAAACTATAACTTGATCTGTTGCGGTAGTTCTAATTACAGATTGTTCTCTGAAGTCTGCGGTAGCTGTCATTACAGCTGCCGAAATCAATTTAACATGTGAAGTCATAACTCCAGTAGCATTCATAGGGAGTGATAATACATTCACATCATTTCCAGCATATCCTATTGCTGGGATCTTGATAGCATTTGCCACCATAGATTGTGCATTTGTAGATATATTTTTAACTACAGTAACTGTAGGCTGAACAATTTCAGCTGTAGCTGGCATTGCAGTATGTGCTTGAGTTTGACCAACTTCAGCAACTCTATCGCTTAGCCATCTAAATCCACGAGTATTCATGGACATAGCTTCAAATACTAGCTGCTCATATCTCTTTGCATACTTGAATGAAAAGAACTGTCCGCCAAATGATACGTTAGCTGCTGATGTTACACCAGCTCTGCTTGTCTTTCTTACAGTTCCCTTACGTGTTTGATCACCAGTAAAATCTGATTTTCCATCTCCAACTTCAATTTCTTCAGCCTGAGAAAGAAGATACATTCCATTTGATTGCCATAAAGTTTCTTTATTATATTCAGCTTGAGTCATTGCACCAGTAGCCAATTGAGTTTCCAATAAATCTGTTTGTGCTAATAATGCATTTCGTTTTTCAAGAGTAATTGATCCATCTTGATAGGCTAGATTAATCCAATCTGTATGAATTGCATCTATTGCAACATATTCATTTTCATCATTAATTGAATCTGTAAAGTTAACCCAAATCTTACCACCAACCTGACGGCCATCAAGAACATCTCCAGGCTCAATAGCAATTGATGTTACGTAATTCTTATATGGATTATCTACAAGATTAAGTCCTTTTCGATATGTATTGGCAAATGCTGTTATTGGAGTTCCAGCCAAAACATTTCCAATAGGGGTAGCTAGATAATTTCTTGGATTTTTTGTACTAAAGTTATCATCTGCGGTGGCAATAAAGAATTCATCACCTACAGCTAAACCATTTGGCTGATAGCTATATCCCTTAAATATTCTACCAGGACCACCGTAATTAAGAGTATCATCATTAGTCCAAATTGCAGATCTCTGATATGTAATACATCTCCAATCAGTAAGATTTTCAACTGTATTTAATATTCTTAATCTATTGTTTTTAAATGTATCATCCCATACATTTACAGTATTTCCAGTTCCAACTGGCAATCCTGCAGCAGAATCTGGAACAATTGTAGGGGTGTATGGATCTGATTCATATCCAGAAATATCCTGAAGATCTGGAACAACCTCAATTCTATCTACAATCTTAAGATCAATAGCAAGTTGTGGATTATTAACCATTAATGAGATTCCAGTATCTACTGCCGCTCTTAATGATTTAATAAAGTCTTGATAAATCTTTGTTTCTGTAATGTTAAAGTATGGGTCTACTATTTCATTTCTAGCAAACGCATCTACCTCATTTGATTGATCTGGATAATTCTTAAAGAATATAGCATCAAACTTAGATAGATCTATATCATTTACTAGGTCAAGATATCTACGAGTATCATCAAGGGTGCTTCTAAAATATCCACGACGATTTGCTTTAAACTTTTGTCTTGGACCTTCAAATGGAGACAGTACGGCTCCACCAAGATCTTGCTCTATAATATTTTGAGCACCACCATAAGCCTCTTCTTTGACAAGATCTGATACAAAGTATCCATTAATATCTACTGGGAAAACGTCCCAGCCATAATATTGCTGAGGCGGATTTGTAATAAAATCAATAGTTTCTAATTCTTGATCAAACATTTCAATATCAAATTCACCTTGACCAGCCTGTAAAGTATCAAATTTTGATGTTATAAAGTTCTTATTTTGACCAGAAGATGTTGGCCACCAGTAAAGCATAAGAGCACGACCACGATTACCCTTGCCTACGTTATCTTGAGTCATAGTTAAGCTTGCAGTCATTGGTTCTGCGAGAATTGGCTCATACTTTATATAATCAAAGTAATGTAGATCTATATCTCTTTCTTGTACAGTTGCAGGGGCATCCATAGACCATGCTGATGTATAGAAATCAGAAGCATAAATTGATGGCATATTTGCACCAATAAAATCAGGGTCATAAACAGACTGATTAAATCTTTGAATATCTAATTCTCCATCTATCCAAATCTGGAAACGTCCTAGTGTACCTTCTACAGATTGATAACTACCTTGAACATATTGAATTATAATATGATGCCATTGACCATCATCAATTCTTTTATTTCCAGTAAGTTGTGAATCTAAAATATAATTAGTTGGTGGTGTCATCTTAGGATGGATAACATCAGATGTATTTCCATATGTTGTATAATTTAATTTTCCATCGACTAAGTTATATGTTGTTTTTATAACCCCTGGACCAGTAGCAGAATTCCAAGTACCATGAGAGATTACTTGATCTGATTTTGTAGTCTTGATGCTAAATTCTAAAGAGAAGTCATCCTTTGAATATCCATATTTTTGCCCCATATTAAATGCAATATTTTGCAATCTAATAGCTTTTCTTCCATATGGATCAAAGTATCCAACAGACATTCTAGATTCATTTGTAGCTGTTGAATAATCTGTAATTGCATTTGCAACGGTATATCTAATATCATTTTCTGGCCCAGTATTATTTACTATGCCGTAAGTAAGGTTATTTCTTAACTGACGAAGAGTTGGCTCTCCGTTAAATGTATTTTGAGGCTGCGTTGTATTTGGAGTAGACTGAGTAATATCAGTATTCTGATCTTCAAATATCTTTAAGAATGCTTTGCCGTATGGTGCTCCATGGCGAACTGAATGTTGTGCATAAAGAGTTGCGTACCAAGGATCTCCAAATAAATCCAAATATGCTGGTGGATTTGGAGCAAGAGAAGATGCTCTCATAGGTTCTGCTACAACATTTCCAATTAATTCTCCAGATACAGTAGCATTTGGCATTGTAGTTGAAGCTGTCATTACATCAGCCGCATTTGTATCTGGAATTACTACTAATGGCATTACAAATAATGCTGAAGCATTCATATGATCTACACTATTATTTTCACCAATTTGTGCTTGTGGCATATGTAATAATGCTGATAATGTAGATGCTCCTGCAAATATTACTACATTCTTTTGAGCTCCAACTGAGAATCCATATGTATCAGCAAAGGCATCCATAGATACTGTTGTATATGTGATTCCACCACTAAATGCTGGATTTATTATTTCTGCTGAAGCAGTTGTAGTTTCGGCAGAAATATTTACATTATTTTCAAATACAACAGTTGGATTAACAATATCCGCTGATGCTGTAGCTACAGTATCTTGGAAATTAACATATCTTTCAACATAAACTGTTGCTGTTGTCATCTCTGCAGACGCAGTAGCTACTGATACATTGTAATTTATATTAACAAATTCAGATGTAAGAATATAAAGAGCTTTTTGTGTTAAATCATTTCCATCATATTGTGTACGATCATAGACTGTACCGCTATAAGGTGGGGTTCCAACATGTTCAATAAATACTCCATATTGTGGAGCACGGCTATCTACAAAAGCACGAGTTAAATCTATATATTGTCCATCAGTATCGTCGCTTCTTGTTGTATATAGCAATTCTTTGGCTGGAAGATTTGCCCAAGTCATTGTTTCAAATGTTGTTGATGGATTAGCCGTAAATACATAAATATTATATGTATTTACACCATTTGTGTCATTTGTTGTTACTGCTGTTACATGGGCAGAATCAAGTTTAACCTTAATTAATGAACCATTTGTAGGCACACCATTAACTGCCTTCATGGCAATAGAATGCCTTGCTGTTAAAGTGCTATTATTATATTCAGATCCAATTACAAATCCTTGCTTGCCATCCGTATTTGTTGTTTCTCCAATTTGACGAAGTAAAATATTATAAGCAATATCTTGAACTGTAATTCCAGCATAAGAATTTGCAGCAAATAAGGCGCTGGCAGTAGCAGAAGAAGCTGAATAATCTACAGTTGAGGTAGTTGTAGCAGTTGCATCTGTCATTTCTGAAGAAGCTGTTAGTGTTCCAGAAGCATAATCAACATTTGCTTCTACATAAATTGTTGGATAAACAGTATCAGCGTTTGCTGTGCCCATTACTCCAAATGCATCAAGATTAGTGTCAGCATTTAATACTGGATGAACAATATCAACTGAGGCGGTAAGAACATCAGATGTATAGGTTACATTTATTACAGTTTCTGCCGTATGTGTAGGCATTGGGAACTCTGCATGTGGTGATGCTGTATTCATTGGAGAAGCAGAATATGTTACTCCAACTCCTCCAGTTCCAGCTAACCATAAATTATCAATTTCTGTAGCTGTAAGCACTGAACTTGGTGCTATATGTAAATTTGAAATTCTAAAATTACCAGCAACTGAAGTTATAGCATTTCCACCAATATAGAAAATTCCTCCAGTTCCAGTAGATGTATTTGTAAATGTAGATATTGCATCTCCATCTAAATACCAAGTATAATTACTTGTTCCGCTTCCATTACGTCTAATTGCTATGTAATACCAAGTATTTGCTGATATTACCCCTGAATATGCTGCACCAATACCAGCAGAAATATAAAGTTTTGATCCAGTAGCAGGTCCTGAAGTATTATCTGTTCCAGTTAAAAATAAATCAAATCCATTATTGGTTGCATTAGTAGCTCTTATAATATGATGAGCTTGTGCTGATGTTCCAGTTGGCAAAGTTGGAACTTTAAGCCAAAATCCAACAGTATAGTCTTCATCTGCTATAGAATCAGTATCATTTGTACTACTTAATGAATATCTTGCTGATGTTCCTGTACTTGTTGTTGTTGTAAAGTCCCAACAATCAGTTCCTCCGCCTGGACCATCAGTTGTAGTTAATGTTATTGTTCCATTAGTTGCATATGTTCCATATGCATTTGAACCAGCTACAACTGGACTAGAATCTGGTGTATCTGCCATTTCAATTGATCTTTCAATAGCATATTTACCTAATTCTTTTTCAATATCTGATGGAGTTGTGTTTCCTGCATTCCAAATATTAGTAATTGCTGTAGCATCTAATTGAGTAGATGAACCTACATGGAAATTTGATACACGCCATGTGGCCGCAGCCGTATTTGCTGTTGTTTGATTAAATCCATATGCTGTAAGAGTTCCAGTAGTTCCTGTGCTTGCCCAGTTTGCAAATTGTGTGCCATCCAAATATGCATACATATTGTTACCTGTGCTACCAACTCTACGCATAGCAAAGTAATGCCATACACCTGTAGTAACTGCAGATCCAGAATAAACTGTGCTTGATGAAGTTACTGATAATTGTGAAGCATTTGTTGCAGCTTGTTGGCCACGAATTTGTACTGTTGCACCAATAGATGTAGGAGTTGCTGTAAATAATCTAATTGCATTTACAGATGTTGTATCTGGAATATTTCCTACAATTTTAAACCAAAAACCTACAGCCCAATCCTCATCTGATAATTCTGTACCTTCAGTTGTTTCAATATCAGTTGTTACTAAAAAATATTCTTGTGTTGTTGTAGATGCTGTTGTCTCAAATTCCCAACATCCTGCTCCGCCTGCTGGTCCGTCAGTTGAAATATATCCTGCAACTGCGCCATTTGCTGAGTTATCTGTCCATGTGCCATTTGATGATGTTCCAAAACGAGTAGGAGAAGTTGAATAAGTCTCGCTCATTTCCATGACACGAGCTCTTCCGTATGTTCTTGTTATATTGTGTAATTTAGAAGCCATAATAAAAAAGACTACAGCTGTGCTGTAGCCTTAATCCTCCCCATTGAAAATTCTGGATTAATACTAGAAATACTATTTCCGCCTACTGATATTACAGGAGCAAGGGAGAAGCGAGAAACAGTTGGAGCAATAATGACAACATTTGAGACGAACTCAACAACTGTCTTTGACTCCACTATTACAGCGGCTGCTGTCAGTGGTCCCGCTTCTACCCTTACATCCATTAGCGTCTTACCTTACGCTACAGTAATGCGAACAATACCAGTCGCATCCCATGTGATTGTAAAGTTACCATTTGTTGAAGACTGATCAGATGAGAAGTCAACATAACCAATCAAAGGCTTTGTTGAAGCTGAAGCACCTGAATCATCATAAACTACTGCATAACGAGCAGTAATTGTTGAAGATGACCAAGTAACATCTGCTGCATCAAGCACGATGACGTTATTTGCTGAATCATAAGTTACAGTCTTGCTTCCGAGAGTCTGTCCACCAGTTGTATAACCAGTTCCAGTTACTTCGTAGGTAGATACATCATCGAAATAATCGTGTGTATCCTGATTTGGTGTGTATGAAGATGTTAGGAGAGCTACCTTGATGGTATCTGAATCCCAATCTACTTCCTTATTTAGCGCCTTAGCGAGGAAGTTACCGTATAGTTTTGATGGCATATTTTATTTCCTCCCTTATGCGTTGGTCTTCTCAACAATTGCAAATGCAGATGCATCAGCAACCTTGAAGCCACGGCGAATGCGTGTCTTAAGAAGAACCCCGTCCTTTGCGAATTCTGCGTCTCTTGAAACTACAGACTCAACGCCACCACGAACACCATTGATCAACATGTTGCGATTTCCGCAGATGAGCAATGCATTTCCTGTTGGTGTATCTGTAGCTGCAGATGAACGAGCAGCTCCATAAGAAACTACTAGTGGATATCCGAATAGGCTACCAGGTGTTCCAGCAAGTGGATCTGGTAGAACTAGGTCATTGTTACCCTTGACCATTCCACGGATTTCCTTAAGCATCTTTGGATGTGCCATCCATACTGTGTTAGCTGCATCAAACTTAGATGAATCTTCAACCAAGCCTAGGGCTGAGTTAAGGTCATCGTATGATAGAGCTCCACCAGTTTGAATTAGGTTTGCTGCTGCATCATTTGCTACCGCTGTCAAAAGCGATGTGTATGGTGCATCATCATTTCCTGTTTCAACTGCATAAACGCCAAGAGTAGCGTTATCAAACTTACGAGCAAAGCGGGAAGCCCACTCACGCTTGTATGTTGTTAGAACATCAACGAGATTGTCATTGATATCTTCTTCTGAAATGTGCATAATCTGTGCATACTTACGAGCTGTAAGTACTACTTCGTCAAGAGTAGCGACTGCTTCTGGAATTGTTGCACCTTCTGCAACAATATCTGGAGCATCAGTCTTGAAACGAGGCACAGACTTTGTACGGGAAGCCATTGCTTCACGACGAGCATAACGCTCAACTGCTGAATTAGCAATGAGGTCTTGGATTACTGTTGAACCCTGCTCTTCGAGAATATAACCGTTGGCTTCTGTAAAATCTGTTCTTGCCATGATATTTCTCCTTAAATTATTTTAGATTTGAGTTTGATAGATTAAATCGTCCAATTATCATCTGCAAACCCAATCGTCCAATCGGAGTTTGCCTGAGACAATTTTACCATAATTTATATTATAAATCTATCGTCCAAGTACAAGTTTTGCCTGTAATTGGCTTGCAGAAAGCTTTGCATCAACACCTGAGTTGTTTGCAGAGTCTGCTTTTCCTGCCACTAGCAACTTTGGATCAAATAATTCAGGAAAACTATCCTTAAGTTCTTTAATTTGATCTTCCAAACCTAATACATTTAATTCATCATCAAATGTTAGGCTTTCAAATTTAATAAATTTAAGAATTCTGTCTGGATTTATTCCAGATAGCTTTCCTAATTCCTGATTTACTTTTTCTCTGAGTAGTCTGCCGCTAAATTTAGCATTGTCCTGCTCATATTGTGCCAGTTTGGCTTCTAGGGCTTCTTTTTCTTCTCTGAATGCCTTTGCATCCTTTTTGGCACGGTCCAAAGCTGCTAGAACAGCTGCTGGATCTTTAATCTCTTCGGACGTACCATCCTGCTGAGTATTTTCTTCCATTTTTATCCTTCTTAGATGTTAGTTTGGGGCGCTTCTTGCTGAAGTGCCAAATTGTTTGCATTTAATGCTTCTGCAGAACTTGCAAGCGAGATATTTTGATCTGGTTGCGATGATTCTGCAATTTGTCTTGCTATTTCTGGATCATAACCAAGTTCAAGCAAGATTTGTTCTACTGGCATACCTACAGAACGCTTACGAACTGCTATATCCCAATTTTCCAATGAGTCAATGCTCTCTGGGTTATGCCACTTAATTTCTACTTCTGCAACAATGCCTTCGATTCTCAACATAAACTTAAATAGATCTCTCCAAGTAGATCCAAATGCCAATTGGCGATTTAGAACCTTCTTAAATAGCGGAGCTTCAGCTACACGAAGTGCCTGACCGCTAGGAATATAAGATCCCTTTACAAAGTAATGTGTAGGTGTTGAAGTAATTGCTGCCATTGCATTTACGAATTCTAATACTGGCTTTGTAAATGTTTCTGGGTCTGCTGGCTGGAATTGTCCAACCTGAGTAACTCCCTGTAGATACCATAGTTCTCCTGGGCCATTCTTCAATGCTCCAAGATTCTCTCTTGCATTTGCATCGTCTGCAAAGTCATCAAGTTCTGCTGATACGCCACCATTTGATAGGGCATAACGCTGTGGTGCACCTTGATAATCTACTGTAAGCATATGAGTTGCAATTAATTTATTAATAGCATCTTGTGGGCCAAATGCATCTGCATGTTCTGGCTTTCCATATTGCTTGTATGTACGGAAGTGGAATACAGGAATTTCATTCCATGGGTTATTAATTGTCTCTGTTAGGATAAATTGAGTTCCACTATTAGCCACCATATTATCTAATTCACCCATTGCAGAGTATTTTTCAATGCGATCTGCATAATATAGATTTAATTTGATTGTTTTATTACCATCAGCCTCAGTAATCTGCCACATCTTTGCAGCAAATGACTTAATTCTTGGGTTTTCTTGGTCATAAACAACGGCAGTTGTTAATGGTGAATTATAATCAATAGCCAAATTACCATTTGCATCTGGCCAAATAATTGCATAGCAGTCTCCATAAATCAAAGCATTGCGATGAATTTCATTTATATCTAGCTTAAGGTCAGTTTGTTCCCAAATTTGATCAATATATATCTGAGCGTCCTC